CGGTTAGCATTTTTCTGTTCGATGTTCCATACGGTGCGGTCTTATTGCTACCGGTAGATTTCAGGAAGACGGTCGAGCGCCAATTGTAAAGCATTGTCTCAGCAATGTATTGCTCGAGATAGCTCATGTCTTCGCTCAGTACGCTTGCAGTCTTATCATACGACAGCTCAGCCTTATCAATATTCGGGATGAAACGCGGATCGGTAGTGAATTCATCGAGCACATAGGTTACATCGATATCTTTGCGCCGTGTAATAGTAGCGGGTAGGCTCGACCGGTTACGCTGTACTCCCGATGGACTTCCGGCCTGCGGTATATGAACCACGCCGGTACCGATTACATATTGCGATTCGTCGACCGACTGAAGTATGAACTCATTGTTTTTGAATAGGTTCTCAACAATGTATCCGGTCCAGATTTCGGGCGTAACAGCCATATAGGCCATGCCGGCCGGTTTTTGAATCAATGCTGCCCCGAGGGCTACTCCGGCGCCAATCGGCCCGGCAAATGCGCCAGCCACTGCTGCGAAGAGCAGGCCGACAATCAGTGTTAGAAAAAATTTTGTTGCTTTCATTGTTATTACTGGTTTTAGGTTCTTTTAATCAACTGTGTCCTCTACCCATTGCACCACGCCAAGGACTGATTTTAGCGTGTAGGTTTTCAAATCATCGGTTCCCTTCTGTAGCTTAGCCGGAACTACGCTATTGTCCTCTATTACCGCGTCGGCTCCGTCTTCGCCATCTTCTCCTGTCAGCGATGCCAGAAAGGCAGCCTCGTCGCCGGTGTTCCCTTCATCGAGCCATATTTCGTATGCCGACTTACCGGCGGCGCCATCCTCGCCATCTGCGCCGGGGGTGGCTGCCGTGATTGGCGTAAATCCGGATCCGTTATATAGCAGCACAAGCGCTTGTGTTACGCCAGCCTCAATGTCTACCTCTGCCCCGCCAAGGCTTGCACCAAGTGTAAGCGTGCGTGTATCTCCCAACGCGGTAGCGTGTAGTAGTACCATGTCGCCGGGCTTCAAGTCGCTACTTAATGAAGCGACAACATCAACATCACCGGTGAGGGTGGCGAATACAACGGTAACAGCGCGCTCTATAGCGATTTCGGTTTCGGAGTTAAGCTCTCCAAGCTGCACTACAGCATGAGTCGGGAATACTACTTCGGTTTTTTTATCGGCGTCGCCGCTTATTGCCGGCGCCTTGAACCCGTAGGATGAATTGAGTGTTTTGTTAATTACTGTCATGCTTAGTCAAGTGTTACGGCCACACCAACCTGCACGAAGGATGTACCGTCGAACATGAATGTTGTGGCTTTTGATTTATTCTGAGTTCCTGCCATAGTAGGGCCGGAGAATCCGGTTCCAAAGGTTACGGTTTTGGCTGTGCCACCACTGGAGGCCTTAACCATTACCGTGTCGCCAACCGCGATGTCGCTCGACACGGTGGCGTTGAGGGTTACATTGTCGGCAAGCTCGCCGAGGTTAACTACAGTTTTGGCACGGTTGATAGCCACGGCAGTAGTTGCCGTTACGGTTGGGTTCAGCACCTCGGCGGTGGGGAACACTACCTCTACCTTAGTGTCGGCATCAGCGTCGATTGACGGAGCGCGAAAATTGTAGAACGAGTTTAGTACTTTGTTTATCCAGGTCATTGCGGTACTTTTTAATTAACGTATTCGCGTCCGTACTGTGCCTTATACAGTTCTTTGAAGCGCTCGATGTTGGTAGCCTTCAGCTGTTCGGCACGGTTGTTTTTTACGTAGTCGCTAAATGTCCACGACTGTTCTGCTTCGGGCACCGATCCGGATGGGGCGCCGAGGGTTTGAATAATAGGGCTAACACCCTGCATTGCGCTAAGGGCTTTTTCGCAACCTTCGTAGTCGGTTTCAGCAAGCTTAGTGTAAGTAGCGCGCAAACTTTCATCGATTTTTTTGGCTGCAACAGCACCGTCGATTAAGGCCTTAACCTTAGCGTCGTTGCCCTGTTTGATGATGCCGGTAAGGCGCAGAATCTCCTGTTCTTTGGCGGCTAGATCCTGAGCGTGTGTTTGGTTTTGGGTTTTCAGCGCCGTGATGGCTTCAGTTACCTGAGCCTCCGTTGCTTCGGGATTGAGTGCGAGTAGCACCGCGATGGTTTTCAAGTCCATACTTTCTTGCGTTTTAGTTTTAAGTTTTTGAATTGCTTGAATGCTTAGCCGGATCTCATCAGCTTCGAGCCTGGCACCTTCGGGGCTATACAGGCATACGCTTCCTGCGTTGCTTGGAACCGGTGTAAGTGAGGCCTCCATAAGTTCCCATTCGGTAACTACAACCTCCTCCACGCCGTCCATTATAACCAGCTCGGCGTTCAGCACAATAATTCCAGGGCTTGCGCCCTTCAGGAACCCGCCATCTACCTTGTCGCGAATCTTCACGGCCTCGGGATCCTTCTCATCGAATACCGGTGTGGCCATAAGTAAATCGCCATCAGCGCGCAGGTTATCCCAGCGGCCTATTAGGCGGTTTTCGTCGTGATTGTGTAGCATAACAGGATTAGCCCTGAAGCGGTCGAATTTGCCGCCGGAATTGCGCAGAAAAAACCTGTGCGCGTTCCTCTTGGTTTGGTCGTTGATAATAAAATCGGGCATTCGCATTGTTATTTGACGATGCAAATATTTGATGCTTTTTTATAAGATTTTGATAATGTGACAATGCTTGGTACTCTTATGCATACCATATATATGATTTAGCTTTATGAAGTAATTCAGGTTTTTCTTTGCAAGAAAAACCAAGGATGGCAGAGCTATCAATAAAACAAAAGAAAGATTACGCAAAGTCATTGTACTTAGGCAATCTAACTATAACACAGAAGGAAATTGCAAGCCGTGTAGGCACTAGCGAAAAAACAATTAGCGCCTGGATTAACAGGGAGGGCTGGGACAGGATACGTGTTAGTCTGCTGACCACGCGCGAAACACAGTTGAGTAACCTGTATGCCCAGCTTAGTGCGCTCAATACTGAGATAGCACTTCGCGAGGCGGGCAGGCAATACCCCACCAATAAGGAGGCAGATGTTATCAGTAAGATAACATCGAGCATCCAGAAGCTCGAAATGGATCTATCAATTGGCGATATAGTGAACGTGAGCAAACGAATGCTCGACTGGCTTCGAGCTGCAGACCTTAACAAGGCGAAAGAAATGAGCGGCCTGTTCGACGCATTCATTAAAGACTCTATTCGATGACATCCAAGCGCGCAGGCAAGCAAACCAACCGGCAGGTTGTTATCGACTGGGAAGCCTACAGGCGCGCCCTGCTCGACGAAACCTACATCGAGGAGGGCATTAGTGGTGCTGAGCTTCAGAAACACCGCGAGAAGCTTGAGTCCGATCCGGTCGAGTGGATTTATTTCTTTTTCCCGGGCTTCGCCAAGTATCCGTTTGCACTTTTCCATAGAAAGTTCCTGAAGCGGGTAATCAACAACCCAGAGTGGTACGAAGTAATTAGCTGGAGCCGCGAGCTTGCTAAGAGTACCAGCGTGATGTTTGCCGTCCTGTATCTTGTGCTTACCGGTAACAAGAAAAACATCATTATGACATCCAACAGCCAGGACAATGCCATACGCCTACTGGAACCATACCGGGCTAACCTTGACACAAACCAACGCATAAAGGCATACTATGGCGAGCAGCCTCTTATTGGCAGCTGGGAGATGGGAGAATTTAAGACTAAAGGCGGGGCATCATTCAGGGCAATAGGTGCCGGAATGTCGCCTCGTGGTACTCGCTCCGGAGCGCTGCGCGTCGATGTGCTGCTAACCGATGACTTCGACACTGACGAGGAATGCCGCAACCCCGAAACCATTAAGAAAAAATGGAACTGGTGGGAGCAAGCGCTATACTTTACACGCTCGATGAGCGAGCCACTGCTCACCATCTGGTGTGGAAATATAATAGCTAAGGACTGCTGCATTACCCGCGCAGGTAAAAAGGCCCGCGAGCTGGAAGCCCGGCAGAAGCCCATAGGACATTGGGATATCATCAACATACGCATGGTAAACATAGCCAACCCCAACCCCAAGGAGGACTTTGCGCGTGGTAAAAGCGTGTGGCCCGAGAAAAACTCTGAGGCTAAAATCGAGGAGGTTCTGGCGCAGGTAAGCACCGCCTCCGCACAGAAGGAGTGCTTCAACAACCCCGTGAGCGAGGGAGAGATATTCAAGAACCTCACCTGGGGCAAGTGCCCGCCGCTCAACACGCTTAAGTTTGCCGTTGTATATGCCGACCCGAGCACCAGCAACCGCGACAGGGCCACCAAGGGCACGTCGTTTAAGTCGGCTTTTATGCTTGGGTACAAGGACGGCAAGTATTACATTTATAAGGGCTTTTTAGAACAGACGGGCAACGAAAACTTCATCGGGTGGCTGTACGATTTGCGCGACTACGCACGCGGACGCACGCAGGTGTATAACTACATCGAGAACAACAGCCTTCAGGATCCGTTCTATGAGCAGGTGTTTATACCTTTGTTTGCTCAATTCAGCAAAACCCGGGGAACCCTGCCCATTACACCCGACACCCGCAAAAAACCCGACAAGTTTGCCCGCATCGAGGGTAACCTCGAGCCGCTCGACCGAAGGGGCGACCTTGTGTTTAACGAGGACGAAAAGGGCAACCCCAATATGGAGCGCCTGAGGGAGCAGTTCGAACTCGTTAACCCGCAGCTGTCTGCCCCGGCCGACGGCCCCGACTGCATCGAGGGTGGGGTATTTATAATCAACGCCAAAAACCAGACAAGCAATAACGAAGCTATGTTTTTTGGTCATCGCAAAACCAACACTAAACGATTATAATTATGATTAAACTATTCATTAGCATTCAGAAGCTGCTTATCTACATATCCGATAAGAGCGTTTTAATTACAATCATTCGCCGCACACGCCGGGCAATGGCCGTTAAATCTGCCATAAGGCACGCTGACAAGATGCGCCGTATGCGACGGGGTCGGCAGCAGTTCGTGATCCTGATTGGCAAAAAGGTTCGTGTGTACGAGCGCGAGCAAATCAATAACCTTATTAGAGCAGGGTGGCTTGACAAAGCTCTTAAAAATTACATTACACTATGCAAATATTGCATTTATGTGACTCCGT